AGAAAACGAGAAGATTAAAGAAGCAAAGAAACAGATAGGTAACTATAAAGATTTTTTTAAGAAACTAGCTAAAAAGAATCTAACAAACGAAGATTATGAGAGGTTTTTCCTTGCATTAGGAAATAAAGAATTAAGAGAAATGGGTCTGGATCCTGATGAAATACGAATAAAAATGGATCAAATACTTGATTGGAACGCAAGTGAACCAAAAGGTGTTGATAAAACACTAGTAAAGTCTAAAATTGAGTAGTTGACAACAATAAGGAAATGATATATAATGAACCTTATGTATACTGAAAAAAGAAAAAACGAGTTGATTAAGAACGCAGAAAAAATGATGAATAAAGCACAATCAAAATGGGCAACAATGTTTTGGACTGGAGTATGGAAACAATTGTGTATTAAATTTAATAGGGTAAATTAATGACAGACTTATTTTTAGACATAGAGAAATACAAAAAAGAAGAAGAAGATAAAGAGTTAAAGAATACTCATCCAGTTGCTCAAGCACACGAAGCAAAGGATGTTGCAATAGGTAAAAGAATTAAAGTAGAAGATTTATCACAACAGAACAAAGACTTTTTAACAGAAACAAAAAAAGAACAAGAAGAATTAAATGATAGTATGAAACAATCATTTAGAAACCGTGATGAAAGAACTAAAAATATTCAGAAGTTATTGGAAGAAAACAAGATAACTAACTTTAAAACACCAGAACAACAAATAGCACAAGATTTAGAATATGATATGTGGTTAAAAGCAAAGTTAAATAAAACAGATTTATCTAAAGTAATGACACCAGAAGAAGAAGATAGAAACGCAGGAGTTGAACGAGACGAAAATGGAAATGTTAAGTCAGAAGAAACGAAGTAATATGGATATAGTTGACGGTTTGACATTAGGTATAGGTGGAACAATATTAACGATTGCAGGTTTTATGTTTGCGTTTTGGATTGCTACATACGATCCAAATAAAAAAAATCAATTAGATGAAGATAATCCAATAACAAAATTTTGGAAAGATTATAGGGGTAAATAATATGATGATAGAAACATTAATAGGTAAAACAATAGTTTTATTAAACAACATACAATTAGCACATTGGCAAACACATAGTTATGCTGAACACGAAGCATTAGGAGAATATCATAAGAAGTTAACTGACCTTAATGATAAACTTGTAGAGGCGTGGCAAGGTAACCAAAATAAGAGAGTACATATTGAAGGTGGACAACATACTTTACAAAATTATAGAAGTAAAGACCATACCATTTCAGAAATTGTACAATATCAACAAGACCTTTCACAAGCAACATACAATATTGCTCAACAAAACAATTTAAATCAGTTTGAAGATATTATCGCTGTACTAGAAGATATGGCCGAGGTAACTTCACAGGCACAATATCATTTATCATTAAAGTAAGAACACAATGCCGACATATTCGTTTATAAACAATAAAACTAAAGAAGAATTTACTGAATTTATGAGTATGTCCGAGAAGGATAAGTATCTAAAGAAGAATAAACACATTAAACAGACATTGAAAACAATAAATATCATTAGTGGCACAGGTGGAATTAGAAATGACAGCGGATGGAAAGAAGTACAAAGTAAGATAGCAGAACGCAATCCTGGTACGCCGTTTGCCTCTCAACACGGCAAAGCGTCAACCAAAGAGATTAAAACCAGGCAAGTACTTAAAAAACACGGAATATTACCAAAATAATATGTTATACAGAATAATTTTTTTATGCGTTATTGGAACACTAGTTAGTAATTGTAGTGCTGGCTTTAATAACCTATTCACGGTAGGTGGAGTAAGTACAGCAATTGCTAGTAAAAACGCATATAGTATTGGTTATAATGCTTTGGACTTGGGTGTACAGATACAATCTGGTAAACCTATAAGAGTCCATATCATAGACAATATTAAGGAGGAAGATAAGTAATGGCAAAGAACGATATGCCTGATTATATGAGAGGTTTTGATACAACGGATGATTGGGGATTTGTTCCTGTATCATCTAAACCTGTTGAACCAAAACCAGGTGTTGATGAAAAACAATTAGACTCAAAGTTTGAAGGAACTAATATTGAATTAGCGAAAGTTAAGTCAGATGTAGGTTCTATTAAAACTATGATGAACGAAATTATGCAGATAGTTAATGAAAAAGAAACTATCACTAAAGAAATAACTACAGAAGAAACTAAAGAAAGATTTAAAGAGGTTGAAAAAATTATATTACCTTTTTTATACAATCTTTCCAAATCAGAAGAGCCATATATACATTGGCCAAATAGAGGACCTATAATCAAAGCACAGATTGATAAGATATTAAAACTAACAAGGGGGTAATTTATGTCGCTTAAAGCGAAACATAAGGAACTGAAAAAGGAAGTATTAATAGCAGAAGAAAGACGAAATGAGCGGAGAGGATATAATTCGTGGTTAAAATTAAGAGAACTGAAAAAAATGAAACTAAAAGCGAAGGATAAACTAAATGAAATTAAGCAAAAATTTTAGCTTGAAAGAACTGACTACAAGTCAGACGGCTGAGCGTAAAGGGATTAACAATAATCCTAATGACGACCAGATTACAGCATTGCAGAAATTAAGTGAAAATATATTGCAACCTGTAAGGGACCATTATGCTACGGCAGTTACCGTATCAAGTGGGTTCCGTTCGGAAGAGTTGTGTGTGGCAATCGGAAGTTCCGTAAACTCACAGCACGCCAAAGGCCAAGCCGCCGACTTTGAAATATTTGGTGTGCCAAATGCGGAATTAGCGAAATGGATTATGGAAAATTTAGACTATGACCAATTGATATTGGAATACCATAAGACAGAAGAACCAAATAGCGGTTGGATCCATTGTTCATACAAAAGTCCAACAGATAATAGAAAGAGTACATTGAGAGCGTTTAGAGACGATAAAGGTAAAACTCAATATGTTGAGTATAACCCTAATTGAACGCTCGGTATAGTAAGTAAAGACGAGATTAATAATATGTTTATGAACAATAGGTCAAGTTAGCTGCTTGACAAATTGCTCGTGTGATGATATAATGATTGAAATAAAGGAGTAATATAATGGCTAAAGAATATAAATTTATTGATGTGAATAAATCACTTCTGCCAACTACTAAAGGTCGGAACCAAGATGGTTTCAGATTTTACGAGATAGATGGCAAGAACTATCCATCAGTAACCTCAATCCTAAATATTAGAAAGTCAGATGGTTTAAAAGCTTGGCGAGCTAATATAGGAGAAGATGTAGCGAACTTTGAAATGAGACGAGCTGCTAAAAGAGGTAAATCTACACACACATTAGTTGAGAACTATTTAAAAGGTGAAACGCCTGGTGAGACTTCTGTATTACCATTAGGTCTGTTTAGACTTATGAAACCCTACCTAGACAACATTGACAATATACATTTGATTGAAGCGATAATGTATAGTAAAAAGCTGACATTGGCAGGTCAAACTGATTGTGTTGCTGAGTATAGAGGCAAGTTATCAGTTATTGATTTCAAAACAGCAAACAAAGAGAAGATTGAGGATTGGGTAGATAACTACTTTCTTCAATGTACTGCCTATGCAATTATGTATGAGGAGCTATTTGGTAAACCGATAGAACAAATCGTTGTACTTATTGCTGGTGAAGATGGTTCAATGCAAGAGTGGATAAAAAATCCTAAAGATTATTATGAGGAACTAGACAAAAGCATTAAATCTTTTTATAAATATTACGAAGGCGTTATGGCCTTGCGTAAATAAAACAAAAGAATAAAGCAGAAGTCAAATAATTATTAGTTAACAAAGTGAGTTGTTTCTGTCTAATTAAGGAAAAATTAGATGAAAATATTTCACAATCCCACAGAAAAGTGGATGATAATCATATTAGTATCTGTATTGACACTATTAGGATTAAAGTCAGCAAAAGCTGACCACAAAGAGAATATATTTTTTCAAACTACAGCACCGATATTATGTGCTCCATACGGCGATATGACAAGATGGTTGGAACATAATAACTTTGAAATAGTGAGTGTTGGAATTGGAAGAAAAGGTGGGGTAGCAGATGGAGAACCTGTATATATGATACAAGGTTATAAGAAAAAAGGAACAGATATATTTGTTTCTAGTGTAGAAACTCCAGAAGGCGTAGATAAGTGCTTAATGTATAACTTATTTGACTATAAACGAGTAGAAGATTTAGAACAAAAATAAAGGAATTATGAAAACAATTGGAATGTTTTTGATTGCATTATTTCTATTGAGTGGATGTGGCATTAAAACTCCAAGTGTAAAACTTGGAAAGAAATGCGTTGTAAAAGGTGATGAAGTAGTTTATTCCTATGTATGGATACACGATAAAAACAGAACCTTACAAGCCAACAAAGAAACTTGCAAACAGATTGAAAAGAATTAGTCGTTGAAAGTGTTGTAATAACTGGAGAAGACCTGGGTGCAATTCCCAGCACCTCCACCAATCACTTTAAACACACTATTGGTGTGTGCTTATAGGGGGTGATAGAGGTTCGATTCACAGATAAAGAACATTGGAGATTAATAGTTGGAGAACTTTAAACTCAATTTTAAATGGCAATCAATTTGCCCTTGCTGCCTAGTTAATAGGCAACGGAGTTTGGTGGACACTTGGCAACAGAAGTCCACCTTTAACCACACAGGACAACACTATAATGTTAAAAGAAACTTTTTTTATGATAGTCGCTATTCTAATTGCGTCTGGAGAACCAGAAGAAGTTAGACATCATCCAGGATTTAAGTTTGAAACACTTAAAGAATGTACAGATTTCGTACAATTAAATTATCCATCATTATATACAGGATTGTTAATGACACTTGCACAGGAGGGGTCTAACCAACAGATTCAATCTATTGCGTGTGGTGAATATAATATGGACCCTAACCATATAAAGGCAGCTAAATTAAATAGGTAGGTGCTTGACTTTCCATAGGAATATGATATAGTAGTACTATGAACTCAAAACAATTTAGTTTAGAGATAGAGACTTACAAAAAAGACCATAAAGGTATATCCTATATGGACGCCATTATTGGGTATTGTGAGGAAAGAAACATAGACACTTCCACGGTAGGTCCTTTATGCAATAAGGCATTGAAAGAGAAGTTAGAAATAGAGTGTCAGAAACTTAATCTATTACCTAAAACAACAGAATTACCATTATGATAGAAGTAGCTTTTGTAAATAAAATGGGCAATGATATGTCAGTAATAAATGCTGCTAGAGTGTCCTTTGCAAAAGTTAAGAAAGGCAAATTAGACGCCAAAGATGACAAGTTAATTAAGTACTTGGCATTATGGGGTCATTGGTCACCTTTTGCTCACGCTACATTATCATTTAGAATTAAAGCACCTATATTTGTTGCAAGACAATTAGTTAAACATCAAGTAGGTTTAGCTTGGAACGAAGTGAGTAGAAGATACATAGATGATAAACCAGAATTTTATATGACAGACGAGTGGAGAAGTAGACCAGATAAATCTATTAAACAAGGTTCAGGTGATAAGATTATAAAATATGATATTAACCACGCTGTTAATGTTGCATTAGAAACTTATAATGATATGTTAGAAGAAGGTATTGCTCCTGAAATGGCTCGTATGGTACTCCCACAAAATACTATGACCGAATGGATATGGTCTGGTAGTGTATATGCTTTTAGTAGAGTATGTAATTTAAGAATTAAACCAAACGCACAAAAAGAAACAGGAAGAGTAGCGGAACAAATAGTGAAACATATGGAAGAACATTTTCCTATTTGTACTAAATATTTGATAGAACGACCCGAGTTAGTATAATATGTATGGAGGATTTGAAGTTTTTAAAATATGGTTGGCAGTAAAACTACATTTTACTACCAAGACTTACGATTACTTTCAATACGGTGGTAAAGTTAATTGCAAACTGGAGACATTTACAAAACGAAATGATAGATACTTCTTTCATAAACTATCTAAAAAATATAATGCCGATGAAGCACTTGATTTCTTTGTTGCAAACTTCTTGGTTAGTGATAAAGCGTGGATAGGGAATTTAGCAAAACAAGATGGCACAGATAATTACAACACTCATAGAACTTATAAAGATAGTTTTAGTTATTTTTTTAGGAGTGAGTGTAGGATTATTAGGGATACTTTGGATAATAATAACATTAAGTTTGATGACCTGTTTCTGGTTGATAGAGGACAACATCCACCATTTTTCAAACTTCTCTCATCTAAAAGAATTAGCTATCAGACTTTTTGCGTATTTGAGAACTTCCTTGATTTCATTAAAAAATGGGATAAAGAGATTGTGGAAAGTGTAGTTTGGCCAGTTTTTAGTAAAAGAATAAAGAAATATCTGCCATTTATACGATATAATAGAACGCAGATGAAATTGATAATAAAAGAAGAATTAACATAACACGGACTATTGACAAAGGTTAAAAAAAGTGTTATATTGTTAATAATGGTATAAAAGTATTATAAATACTATTATTGAAAGACGATTTATATTATGATACTTAAATACGAAAATACGAATACGAAATACATACAAAGGAGAAAATTATGGATTTTGAAACATTAAAAGATAGTCAAAAGAACTTTGACAAACTTTCAAAACAGATAGAAGCGAACCTCAATCCTGAGGATGCTTCCAAATCAAAAAACAAGTACCAAGACGATAGATTGTGGAAACCTGAACTGGATAAAACTGGTAATGGTTATGCAGTTATTCGTTTCCTACCTGCTAGTAAAACAGAAGAAATGCCGTGGGCAAGAGTTTGGTCTCACGCTTTCCAAGGACCAGGTGGATGGTATATTGAGAACTCTTTAACAACATTGGGTCAGAAGGATCCTGTTAGTGAAGAAAATACAAGACTATGGAATACAGGTGTTGATAGTGATAAAGAAATTGCTCGTAAGAGAAAAAGAAAATTATCATACTACTCAAACATCTATGTAGTATCAGACGCCAAACATCCAGAAAACGAAGGAAAAGTTTTCTTATTTAAATTCGGTAAAAAGATATTTAATAAGATTACGGAAGCAATGTCGCCTGCGTTTGAAGATGAAAAACCAATTAACCCATTTGACTTTTGGTCAGGTGCTAACTTCAAATTGAAGATTAGAAAAGTTGATGGTTTTTGGAACTATGATAAATCTGAATTTGAGGCACCTTCTCCAATCAATAGTGATGATGAAAAAATCAAAGAGATTTGGAGTAAGCAATATCCTCTTAAACCATTCCTTGAAACTAGCAACTTTAAATCATATGACGATTTAAAAGAGAAATTAAATCGTGTGATTGCTGGTTCAAAGAATACCGAGACTGCTAGTGAGATAGACCTCCCACCTTCTACTGGCACA